GTTCATCGTATGCTTGACGGCGTGGAGACTCGTATGCCTTCAAAGTCCGGCAAGACCATGTCAAAGTACTGGGTCCTACCAGACGAACGCGAGGATCTGTTCTACAAGGCAGTGCACATGCACCATCCATGCACCGTCTGGACCGCCGAGAGCAACAACAACTATAACTGGCACTATGTCCACTTTGTAGCCCTATGTGACGAGTACACTTATCGTTATGGTAAGGTCCATAGTACCGACACGTTGCTTCGCGAGGCTCTTAAGTCTCCGCCTCGTAATATCCCTGTCGGGTACAAGACTCCTCAGCCGTTGGCCATGAAGTCGAATCCCGAGTGTATGGACTACAAGGACATCGTAGGTTCGTACCGTAAGTTCTATCAGACCAAGCAGGGCCGCTTCAAGATGGTCTGGTCGAAACGACCGGTGCCTGATTGGTTTCAAGTCGCTGCATAACGATATAAATAAGATTAACACGGCCTTCCCCTCTGATGCGTAAGCTCAAGGGAAGGCCTTTTTTTGTTTGATAAATATGTCATGCAAAAAGAAGTTCAATATAAGATACTCGCACATAACGATTTAACTAAACGCGGTGGTTCCCGTGTTGCTATCTTTGTGGAAAAAATAAAGATCGGATCTCCGTTCGGGACGGTTAAGGGTGCTGTGGCACTAGATAAAGTACAAAAGGTAGGCAATCTAACTGTAACATATGATGACTTACATCATATGATGAAAGGTTCAAAATTTAAAGCCGAGTTCACCGGCAAGAACACTTCAACGAATGCCAGAGTTACTGTCACCTATCCTAAAGATTTCTACAAAACTCCTGACTTTGGTGGTAAGGGGGAAGGATCTGGTACTGCTGCTGAAGATGCAGAACTGATTCTATTCAGATCAGAACTTGAACAAATTCTAGCCAAGAATAAAGTTCCTGCTATTAAGATTAAGATTGGCGGTAGAATAGTAGAGTGTGCTGGAATCGTTAGTACACCGAATCCTGGAGGTAGAGCGCCTAAAGCCGACTTTTCTATTGTTAACCTCAAGGGAGACCATGTAGCCTGGATCTCACATAAGGCAGGCGCAAAAGCCAGTCACTTCCAACAATATGGCGGTCTATCAGATGACAGTTGGTATCATACTAACCAAGATGCTATATCATTCGTCAAGGATCTGGTGACATTCAGACCGGAAGGTCTGACAAACGGAGAATCGATAGCCAGAGTCGTCAAGGATACAGAAGGTATATGTAGAGCTATATACGGCCGAGACTTTGGTAAAAAACAGCGTGGGATAAACAATGTAGATGAATTCCATCTTGGTAACATGAAACTTTTGAAGAGGGGCGTCAACTACGAGATTACGTCTGTCCATAAAGGTCTGAATGGGGATATACCAGATGGAGATTTCACAGCAATCTATTTTGCCAGATATACTACAGATAGAGGAGCCAAGTTTGGTTCTCTCTTCGTGAACAAGGCTAGAATGGGTGTCTTTGCTATAGCTAAGGCCCCAAAAAGCACAACAAAATTCATTTAGCTGTGTACATTTTTTTGAAAACGTTGTAGGGTAAACCATGATCAAGAAACGGTTCAGAGAGTTTGTAGGTAGCGGTACGCTCACGATCTTCGATATCGATGAGACGCTCTTCCATACTAAGGCTAAGGTTGCTGTCGTAAAGGACGGTAAGGTTGTTCGGATGCTGGACAACCAAGAGTTCAACACCTACAAGCGTAAGGAAGGTGAGACCTACGACTTCGGTGAGTTTGCAAGTGCCGAGGTGTTTCGTAAGACCTCGACTCCTATCGCTCGTATGGTTGCTAAGGCCAAGGCGATCTTTGCCAACTCGCGTAAGAATCCTCACAGCCGCGTGATCATCTGCACCGCACGATCGGACTTCGATAACAAGGATCTGTTCCTGCAGACGTTCCGCGATCATGGTCTTCCGATCGACCAGATCCACGTCGAACGTGCAGGTAACCTGAAGATCGACTCGTCGGCTGAGGCCAAGAAGATCATCTTTAGGAAATACATAAATACTAAGAACTATACGAAGCTGAGGCTGTTTGATGATGCTCCTAGCAACCTTCACGCATTCCTCTCACTAGCAAAAGAATACCCGAACATCAAGTTCGAAGCATATTTTGTGTACCCTGATGGATCGATAAAGACGATAAAATGACAGCATTTAAAAACTTTCTGACTGAAGAAGCAAGCGAAGAGAAGCTCAAGCACCTCGAGCATGCTGAGGATCATGTGATCAATGCTGGCCACGAGGGCTTCTCACATGCGTATCACAACCTCAAGGATGTGCACGACAAACTCACTGGCAAGGACAATGCTACCAAGGTAACCATGAAGTATGATGGTTCGCCCTCTGTTGTGTTCGGTCGTCATCCTGAGACCGGCAAGTTCTTCGTTGCATCGAAGTCTGCCTTCAACAAGAATCCGAAGATCAACTACAGCCATGAGGACATAGAGCGTAACCACGGTCATGCTCCTGGCCTGGTCGAGAAGCTGAAGGCTGCTCTCGATCACCTGCCGAAGGTGACTCCGAAAAAGGGTGTCTTCCAGGGTGATATCATGCATACGCATCATGATGTGCACGAGTCTGGTGGCAAGGTTCACTTTACACCGAACACCATCACGTATTCTGCTGACAAGAACTCTCCTCATGGTAAGGCCGCTCTTCGTTCGAAGATCGGTATCGCCGTTCATACCAAGTATAACGGTAAGAACCTCGAGGACATGAAAGCAGAGTATGCACCGAACCTTGACGAGTTCGGTCTGCATAAGGATGTTCACACGATCTCGACCGAGCATGATACCTCGCAGATCGATTACAAGCCTCAGCATCAAGCGAAGTTTGTAAAGCACATGGCTGCCGCTGCTAAACTGCATGCGAAGACCGGTCAGGAAACACATGACGCTATCGCTAACCATCGCATTCCTCTGAAGACCTATATCAACCATACGGTTCGTACCGGCACCAAGCCGAACGTCGACGAGTTCATGGCTCATTTTGCTAAGTCTCACCAGAAGAAGATCGACTCTGTCAAGACGGCTTCGTCAAAGGCTGCCAAGACCGCTGCGATGGAGCAGGATGTTGCTCACGTTCAACGTAACCGTGGCCACTTCGAACGTGTTCTGAAGATGCATCATCATCTTCAGAAGGCCAAGGATGTACTGGCCAACACGCTCTCGAGCCGTGCTGAGTTCGGCCATAGTATCAGTGGTAAGAAATCAAAGCCTGAAGGATTTGTGGTGGTAAGACATAACCGTCCTACCAAGATTGTTGATCGTGCTGAGTTCTCGGCTGCCAACTTCAACAAGGACAAGTCTCTATGAAGGCCATTCATATCACCCAAGGAAGATTCAACCCTGTACATGCAGGTCACGAGATGGTCGTCAAGCATGTAATGAATGCTGCCAAGAAAGAAGGTGCAGACCATAAGATCCTTACGACTGGATCACATGATGCTAAGAAGAATCCACTGACACCTGAACAGAAGGTAAAGCATCTTTCTCGAGCTGTCAAAGGCGCCAAGGTAGAAGCCATGGGTAAGGACCATCCTACGCTTCTTCATCAGATGTCGAAGCTACACAAGGCTGGTTACACCCATGTGACTATGCATGTTGGCTCAGACCGTGTCCATGAGTTCCATAACCTACTTCACAAGTATAATGGAACTGAAGGGAGGCATGGACACTACAACTTCAAGAGCATCAAGGTGAAGTCAGTTGGCGGTGAACGTTCAGATACCGGCGAAGGAATCGCAGCAGCTTCTGGTACTGCTATGCGCAAGCACGTTGCTGCAGGCGACAAGGAGTCATTCCACAAGATGGCTCCGGCCGGCATGAGCAAGGCACATAAGGATGCTCTCTATCACGATGTTCGTAAAGGCATGGGTATCCATGAGTCGTTCATCGAAAGATTCAAGAACTGGATTAGTTAATGGCACAATGGCGTACTGATAGCTACGAGTTTAAACAACCACATAACGTCCATCTATTCGAACTGGGCATGACCGCCGATATCTACGGCAACCCCATCGACGGTTCGAATCCGACTGGAATGGCTGTCGACGCCTTCGGCCGAGCAAGATCTTCACAACCGCTCACACTATATGATTCTTCTCATCGATATAGAGATAACGGCAAAATCAATCAATCAAACTCTGCTACAGGTGCTACAGCTACACATAATGCAAATGCTGGCCTGATTGAATGTACACTTGATACCACGTCAGGTTCTTTTCTTTATAGAGAATCTTCGCGAGTCTTTGCTTATCAACCAGGCAAGTCTCTACAAATCCTTCAAACGTATATCATGGCTCCGCATAAAACCGGACTCAGACAGAGATGTGGTTACTTTAGTACGACAAACGGAATCTTCCTCGAGCAAGACGACAACGGAATCTGTTGGGTAGAGAGAAGTACGTCTGGTGGTAACGGTGTATCAGAGACAAGAGTCTATCAACAGAACTGGTCACAGGATAAACTTGACGGCACCGGCCCGTCTCGTAAGACTTTAGACTTGACAAAAGCACAGATTCAGTTTGTCGATATCGAGTGGTTAGGTCTTGGTAC